AAATTTCATACGAAATCTTTTGTCAATGGCTGAGCAAAATTTAAAATGAAAACTCCGACCGAAAGACTTCTCGATCATGCTTTCAAGATCTTTACTCCGACCAGGAAGGAGTCGGTCGTCGAGTGGGCAGAGAGAAATGCTTATCTCTCGGAGCGAGTCACCGAAATGGCAGGGAGATATTCGACCTCCGAGCATCCGTATGTCCAGGAGATCCTGAACCTCTGGCAAGATCCAAAGGTAAAGAAGGTCTCGTTGTGTTGGGGGTCGCAGACCTCCAAAACGACGACGACTTATGTCGGGCTCGGATGGGTGATCGATCGAAACCCTTCTCCGATTCTCTGGGTCTGGTCGAATGAGAAGCAAGCCAGGAACTTTTCAAACGATCGATTCCTTCCATTCTGCGAGGACTCGGAAGCGATTGCCAGGCATCTCCCCAGGACGAACGATGGAAAGGTCGATCGAGATCGAGCCTCTGCCCTGCGAATCGAATTTGACCGGTGCTCGATGAATTTAATCGGAGGACAATCTCAGCGGAATGTCCGGAATTATCCGGTGACTTATCTCGTCCTGGATGAGATCGATGTGATCCCGGAAGCGATCCGAAAAGATGTCCACGACCGAGTCAAGGGTCGGAGGTCATATAAGATCTTTCAGTCGTCCACCCCGATCGAGGAGAATGGAATCTGGGCAGAATATTTGACCGGTGATCGGAGCAAGTATTTCATGCCCTGCCCACATTGTGAGGAGGAGATCTCCTTTGAATGGAAGACCGGCAAGAATGACTATCGTCTCCAATATCCAGGAGAGGCAAAAAGGGAGGACGGATCCTATGACTTTGACCAGGTAAAGAATGAGACCTTTTATTCCTGCCAATCGTGCGGAGGTCAGATCCGGGACGCTGACAAGTTCCGGATGCTCCGGCAGGGCAAATGGAAACCGACTGCAACCGGTGAACCTGGAGTCCGTTCTTTTCACCTCTCGAGTCTTTATTCTCCGACGATTACTTTCGGGGAGATGATGATCAAGTGGATTAAGGCTCAAGACTCCCTGGATGGACTCAAGCAATTCGTCACCGGTTGGCTTGCCGAGCCCTGGAAGGATGAACTCCTGAACGCAACCGAGGAGGCGACGCATGAACTCTCCGGGGACTACGAAAGGGGGGAGATGATGGGAGAATTCCGATTGATGGCAGTCGATGTTCAGAGAGCCCACTTCGTCTGGTTGGTTCGTGGATACGACCAGGACGGAACCTCATATCTGATCGATCATGGATATGCTCCGAGCTACACCGAGCTTGATGACATCTTCGCCCGGTATGAATGCTCCTCCCTGGTTATGGACACCGGATTCGGGGAACGAACCCAGGAGAACTATGAGGCAATCTGGAGGAGGAGATCAAAATGGTGGGCAAGCAAGGGTTGGAAAAACCTGACGACCCCGGTTTCAATCAAGGCAGTCGATCCTTTTTCAGGGACGAACAAATCCGGGAAGTACAAACTCAGACTCCTCCATGTTGACACTTCGGTCTTTGGTGGAGAGATCCTAAAGCGAAGATCGAAACTCGTCGAGGGGTTTCAAATTTATAGAGAACCAGACAGGGATTACATCAAACAAATCAATGGGAAATTTATCGTCGAGAGCGTCACAAGGACAGGGGAAACAAAACAGGAGTGGAGGACGAAGAGGCACGGACAAGACCACTTCTTCGACTGCGAAGTCTACCTCCATGCCCTCTCGAAAGTCCTCGGTCTCGGGGCAGTCAGAAAAAAGGAAACCAAGGAAAATGAACAAAAAACAAAACCAAGAAAAAAACAACAACGAAGCGAGTCAAGTATTTGGTAAAATCATCAAGGCTCCTCTTGCCCTGGTCTATTGCTTCTCAGCAATTTTAATCGGAGCAATCGTCGGAGCAATCGCATCAATCACCCTGCCGATTTTCATTCCTTATCAGATGATAAAGGTTCGGTTTTTCAAGAGTGGAACTTGATGTAAAATTCGAGTCGGAGCGATTCGACTCTGCTCTCAAGACTTTGATGAAGATCACCGGGGCAACCCAGGAGCAAGTCATAAAATCGGAGTTTCGATCAATCCTGGGGAAAGCAAGTGAAACGACCAAGGTCGCAGATAAAAAGAAAATCCGAGCCCGGCATGATTACAAAGGAGAAGGACAACTTCAACCGAAGGAGGTCAAGTCCAGGGTCATGATCAATGGAGAGCTTGTTTACACCAGGAGAGTCCATAAAAAAGGAATGTGGATCAAAAGGAAAAAAGGAAATTACTGGGATCCAAACCGAATAAATCCAAGATATAAAAAGCTAAAAGCAATTTTTAAAAAGCAATTAGAATATGCACTCTCCCAGGTCGGACAATCGAAAGCAACCTGGGTGCATATTGCAAAAAAACTCGGAGGGAATTCAACCAAGCTCGGGTCATACAAAGTCCCTGCTTATGTGGCGAAAGTAAAACTCCCCAGGAGGCTCAAGGAAAAATTGAAAGTGAAATTCGGAACCGACCCCCTGGATTATTTTGTGGAGGTCAACAATTCGGGAGATACTGCAAACAACTCCGGATCCGGTGCTCGAGGAGCGATGGAATTTGCATTCGATGGGAGGAAAAAATTCTATTCAATGAACCTCTCAAAAGGGGTTTTCGATACTACAAAAAAAGCTCTCCGGGCTTATCCTGAACTCCGGATCGAATTGGACTCTTGACGATCGGTCGTCTTTTGATGACGACCACAAGCACGACCACTCCGGAACCAACGACGACCCTGGATCCGACAACAACCCTGGAGCCGACGACATCCACCTCGACGACCCCGGAACCAACGACGACCCTGGATCCGACAACAACCCAGGCTCCGACAACGACTCCGGAACTTGTCACAAAAACCGCAAAGGAAATCGAACTCCAGGAATGGCTCGAGATTCGGTCAAACCTGATGAACGCATTTAAGGAACTGACTAAGGTTTCGATCAACCAATATTCGATCCAGGAGCGACAAGTCATCCACGAAAGACGCTCCGAAATCAGGAAGGAGATCCGGATGGCAGATCGCAAGATCAAACTCCTCCAGGGATCCATTCGTGGACATCACTCTCCGAGCCTCGAAGGGTTCGGTCAATATGACTCAATAGGATGAAAAACAAAACATTTTGGAACCGGGTGAAAACCGCAGGGAAATATGTGTTCTCAAGGGAGCACGGATACAACGCAAGCAAGTCCACCAAGAGACGAGCACGACGCAGGGAAACCACTCCCAGACCAGAGCACCTGGCACTTGATCTCTCGGATCGTGCTCGAGTGATCGGGACTCTCCTGGACTACCGGAGAAACAATCCCCTGGTCGCTTCGATTTGTCGTCTTAGAGAAACGGATGTGATCGGTCAAGGAATTGTCCCCCAGGTCAACTCCGGATCGGATGACCTGGACAAAGAACTCGAAACCCTCTGGGCAAATTATTCCAGGAGTCCTGAATTATCCGGATCCATGAACATGAGAGACCTCCAGAGATCCCTAGCTTCAATGCCCTTGATCTTCGGAGATGGAGGGCTCCTCCTTACGAAGGAAGGAAAAGTTCAGATGGTCGAAGGAGATCGGATTGGAACACTCGAGGGGCAGGGGTTCTTCAACCGGGAGAATCCAAAGAGGGTAGAACCTGGAGCAAAAAGAATTATCGACGGAATCGAGCTCGACAAGCAGAACCGGGCAATCGCTTACCACATCGGAACCCGGGATGATGAATCCCTTCAGGACATCCGGAGGATCAAGGCAGAAAATTTCATTCATCACTTCAAACGGATCCGCCCGACTCAAACTCGAGGGATCCCGGAACTTGCACCGGTAGCGGATGACCTCCAGGATCTCGATGAATACGACGAGATCGAGATGATCTCAGCAAAAATTTCTGCGACTCTTTCCGCAGTCATCAAGAGGGAAGGGGCAATGGACTTTGAGCTCTCCGAAAGGGAAGCGGAAGAAGACCGACTCGACTCTTTTGAGCCTGGTCGCTTTCAATACCTGGAACCGAATGAGGATGTCTCAGTCATCTCCGGGAATGGTCGTCCGAATGTTTCTGCGATTGAATATGTGACTTACCGACTCCGGAAGATTGGATCCGCCCTGGGGATCCCGGTGGAGTTCTTACTTCAAACAATCGGAGAGACCTCCTTCTCTGCTTCTCAGGGAATGATTCTCCTTTACCAGGCAACGATCGAATCAGAGCAAAGGGAGATCATCAAAGTCCTGGACAAGGTCTGGAGATGGAAGGTTCGATCCTGGATCGCAAAAAGGGAAATCGACTTTGACCGGGAGCAATTTGATGCGATGAATGTTCGATGGCAACCCCCAGGTTTTCGGTGGGTAAATCGCCAGGCACAAGTACAATCGGACGCAACTTATCTCGGACTTGGAGCAATCTCCCTGGACGACATTTCTGCAACCTTCGGACACGACGCAACGACCTCCCTGGAGAGAAAAGCGAAGAACATCCAGGAAGCAAAACGGATCGCAGAATCATACGGGATCGATGATTGGCAAATGCTCTTTAATCCATTCCCGACAACCGCACAAGCAAACCTTGTCGAGCTTATGGGTAGGGATGACGGAGTTGACGCAACGCAAGATTAACATGAGAGAAATCGTCAAAAACTACTTGGATACCCGGAGCCCTGCACTCCTCAAGAAGATGAGGTCAGAGGAGATCCGGTTTGTAAACCGACCAGAGAACCAACCAAAAAAGGAGACCAAAGATGATTCCAAAATTAAAAAGAATTCTCCGGATCCTTCTCAACCGAAACCCTGAATCGAGAATCATACCGGTTCCGGCTTTTCCTGGGGAAAGAGAAAGATTCCTTAAAATTTTAGAGAGAGGATAAAAGATGCCCATTCCAATTCCACTAGCTGAAGAGACCGATCAGGACTTCGTCACCAGGTGCATGAATGATGCCCTAATGAAAGATGAGTTCTCGGATCTTAATGATCGTTTAAATATTTGCTCCATTCAAGCCCGGTATAAAACCGAGCAGGAACAAGGAGAGAATCTATCCAGGCTCCGGGTTGGATTCCGTAGTTCCCCAGGACACCAGGTGGATCAAGGAGCCGGGACGATCTCCGACATCTCTTTGATCGAAGTCGGGGAAGCTCGAGGACATGAACTCTGGATCGATGAGAAATCTCTCGAGACCGCAGTCGAAGTCCTGGGCTCAAATCTCCCGGCATACATAACCCACAAAGGAGCCCTCGAGGAAGACCGGATTCTGAAGGAGGTCGGATACTTTTCGGAGTTTTATGTGGACGGAGAAAAACTGAAGGCGAAAAACTTTAAAGCTCTTGGATCATTCCAGAAGGATGAATCCGATCGATTCAATCGACTCTTCGACATTGCATCGGAAATGCCGGACACCTTCGGAGTCTCCCTTGTTTTCGAGGCAGAGATCGTTCATGTAAGGGAGGACGGATCCGAGATCCTGGTTCACGAAATGACCGAAGAGGACTACTCCAACGCAGTCCGGGAATTCCCATCCGTTCGATTTAGGTCGATAAAATCTGCCGACTTCGTTGACGCTCCTGCAAGTAACAGAGCAGGACTCTTTTCAGCACAAACACACCAAGGAAAAAAAATGGATAAACCAGAAGCACTTGAAGAAATCGTCGAGGACGAGATCGTCGAGGAAGTTCTCGAGGAAGCTCAAGACGAGCAAGTTGAGAACAACCAGGAAGACGACGCAATCGACTACCAGGCAAAAATCGCAGACCTCGAGGGAAGAATCTCCGAGCTCGAAGGCAAACTTTCAGAAGAGAGAAAAATCAATGAGACTCTCTCCGATATGATCGAGGGTGAAGATCCCATCGATGAGGAGTCAGATCAAGTTGAGGAAATCTCTATCGCTGATAAATTCGCATCCGCCCAGGGGGCAGAGGCGACTGAACTTTTTCGATCCCACAAATCAGAAATCCGCAAACTCTTTAATCAATCCAGGAGGTCTTAATCATGGCAAATTCAATCGCTACCGACTTACAAAATAATATCATCTCGCAGTCAGCACTCGAGCAATTCACCTCGATCCTGGCTCCCATTAACGCTTTCAGTACCTCTTTCTCCGACGAGGCATCCTCCCGGGGAAACAAGGTCACAATCTTAAACCTGGCAAACACTTCGTCCGCAACGGACTTTAGCCCTGCAACCGGTTACTCTTCCCAGGACACAACTTTCGGAGAGACTCAGATCGAGCTCAACAAGCACAAGTTCGTGACTTGGCACATAAGCGACAAACAACGCTCAGAGAGTAGCTCAATTGAGCTCGAGCGTTTCGGTTATCAAAAAGGCGGAGACCTTGCAAAGGCAGTCTTCCAGGACATCTGCTCCGAGATTACAGGAGCAAATTATGCAGACGCAGTCACCGCATCCGCAACAAATTTCGGAGTCGATGATGTCGCAAGCCTCCGCAAGGAAGCGATCAACAACAATCTCCCGGTCGAGAATCTTGCCCTGGTACTTAATGCCGGACACTATGCAAACTTGATCCAGGACTCTGCCGTCGCGTCTGCTCTAGCTTATGGATCTGCGGACGCAATCAAGGGAGGTAAGGTTCCAAGTCTTTTCGGAATTCCTTCCATCTACGAAACCAACTCGATTCCCGGCAATGCCGAGAACCTCGAGGGATTTGTTGCCCACCCTGCCGGTCTTGCCGTTGCGATGAGATACCTCGAGCCAAGCAATTCCCAGGAGTACATCTCCGCCCGAAGAGTTTCGGATCCCGAGACCGGAATGGTCATGGGTTATCGTGAATTTTACGATCCTAAAGCAGGGGTTCAAACCGCAGTCCTTGAATGTGTTTATGGATTCAAGTCTGGTCGTGGTGAAGGAATCATCCGCTTGAAATCCGCTTAATCGTGAGAATCGGAACAATAGTCGGATCTAAAGGGGGGAAGTTCACTTCCCTCGGTGCCGGAAATGCGAGCGATATGATCAAAGAATTCCGCAAGAATAAGTTCGAAGGGTTCGAGAAGGTTTGCTTCTTCGATACCGGAGGACGACTGATCCGAAAGTCTGGGGCTCCGGCTCCGGCAAAGGCTCCGGCAAAAAAATAGTTTACTTCGTTGGTTCTACACTCGAGGAGGGGCAGTCGATTGACTGCCCTTCCTTTTTTTAGATGGGGACATTGAACCAAGACTTTTTTTCACACGACCTGGACTTCCTGATTTCAGAGACCGGTCGATCCTTCACCGGGATCTCCCCTGATCGAATCAAAGGGGTCATTTACCAGGGAGCCCTCCGGAGCGTGGAGGAGGCTTATGATGTCGAGATCTATGGCAAGGAAGCATCCGTCGATTCTGAGATCGTAATCAACCGAGACCACCAGGCAGAGCAACCAGGGAAAGGATCCCTCCTGGGGGACAACCAGGGAAATTTCTTCAAGGTCATGGAAACTGAAGGGGAAGACTTTGGATCCGTTCTCAGACTCCGGGTCGTCAGTAAGTACGCAAAACAATGAGAGCGAAATCCCTCCAGGATCTTTTCAGTTTCGAGAAACACTTCGAGGACGCATCCGTCGATTTTCTTTCAGATGCGATCGGGATCCCTGCTTTCCCGGCAACCGGGAGCGAATACCTAATCACCCCCAGGCTTGAGGTTCTATTCACTCACAACGGAGCCGAACTTCCGAACGATGCACCAATCGAATCGGATCCGGAACTCGGGGCAGAATACCTCAAGCACGACGCATCTTTCGAGGTCGCAGTCGTGACGGACTTTGCCCTGGAGCAATCCCGGGATCTACACCTGGCAATCGTTGGATCTGCCCGGAAGGAACTCCTCAGAACCTCATCAAATTGGAACGATCAGAACCTTCCTTTTTATGCTCTGAAATATCTCCGCCCATCTAACACAACCAGGGAAATCGATGGAGAATTTCAGAGGACGATCCTCAATTATGATCTCAAATTCGTGATCCGGTCGGATGCGTTTCCCATAAGTTGACGATCCGAGCGTCTTTAGAAATCAGACTTTTTTCAAACTCCAGGAGGATAAAAAAATGGCAATCATCAAAGACGGACAGCAAGCATTCGGAATCGAGTCATCCCCGATCACAATCGGTGGGGTTACTTATGTAGCCGAGAATATGACTTTCAATTATACCGCCACAAGAGCGGATTTAAACGACTCCAATGGGGAGCCTTTAGCATCGACCATCGTTCCCGGACGGATCGAAGGGTCTGCAACTCTTCAGCTTTCAACCGAGGACGCAAACCCGAACCTGGTCGGAACCGAGTTCACAATGACCGGAACCCGGACAGATGGAACTTACATGATCACCGACTCCTCTGAGGCTCAATCCCAGGGAGACTATGTCAAGGTTTCCGTAACATTTTACCAAAAAATAAATCCATAATGTGGAACCAGGGGACGACTTCATCACTCGCCTCTGGAGTGATTATTCTCGCAGGATAGAAGAGGCAAACGCAAGAGAGGCGGAAGGTCGTCTCTCTGCTTTTTGCCCTCAACCGATTGCCAGGATCGGAGACTTTCCGATCGTTCCACTTACGCTCGAGAGATACTGCATCCTAACTCTCCCGGAGTTCTGGGACGATCCAGATCAAAAGGTTCCCACCCTTCGATTCCTCTGGGTCATGAATCCGGACTTTGATCCGGATCCGGCTCGAGCAACCGAGTTTCTCCTGGATCATATTCAGGACGATCTCGATGGAGTGGATGAAGTGATCCGGGAGATTTTCGAGTATGCTTTCCGGTTCGCTCCGAAATCAAAATCGAAAGGATCCACCTCCTCATCCATGACCGATTGGATCTCGAGCCTGGTCGATTTATTTGCTTCAGAATATGGATGGACGGATGAAAAGATTCTGACGACTCCGGTCGATCGTCTTTTCCTTTACCTCCAACGGATCCAGAACCGGAAGTCCGAGAGACCGATCACATTTGCATCCGAGGCAGATCGACTCAGGAAAGAATTTATGGACATCGTAAACCAACAGAAAGCGGAAAGAAACTAGATGGCAGGAATGTCCATAATCGCCAAGCTCGGACTCTCGAGCAAAGACTTTTCCCAGTCATTGACCAAAGTCGAAAAGGAGGGGACTTCCTTTGCCACAAAATTCGGGACTGCGATCAAGTCGGCAATGAAGATTGCCGGGACTGCGATTGCCGGGTTTGCAACAAAAGGGGCAGTCGATTTCGCAGGTTTCGAGAAGAAGATCACCGAGGTCTTCACCTTGATCCCAGACGCAGGGAAGGACGCTTTCGGAAAACTCGAGAGCGGAGTCCGATCCCTGGCAACAGAGATGGGTCTTGATTTGACAGATGCAGTCAATGGTCTTTACCAGGCAATTTCCGCAGGGGTTCCCCAGGGCAACGCAATCGACTTTCTCCGGGACGCATCGAAGGCATCGATCGCAGGGGTCGCGACCTTGGAGACTTCAGTCGGAGCCCTAACGACAATCATCAACGGATATGGAATGGAGATGACCGAAGCAGGTAAGGTCTCGGACACTCTTTTCTCTGTCGTGAAAAATGGGGTCACAAACTTTACCGAGCTTGGATCCAATATCGGAAAAGTCACTCCGATCGCTTCTGCCCTGGGAGTCTCCCTGGATGAGGTCGGGGCAATGATGATCACTCTCACGAAACAGATGGGATCCGGGAAAACTGCGGATGCTTCAACTGCTCTTCGAGCCATGCTTGCCGAGCTAGGCAAGGAGGGGATGAAAGCAAACAAGAACTTCAGAGAACTAGGACTCGGGACATTTCCTGAATTTATCGCTCGAGGAGGAAAGGTTGCTGAAGCTCTCAAGCTGATGAAGGATCGAGCCGAGGCAAACAATGGGAGCCTCATGGATATGTTCCGAGGAGTCGAGGCAGGGAACGGAGCCCTCATGGTCATGACTCAAAACGGAGAGTCGGTCAGTCAGGCACTTCAGGCAGTTCAGAAAGATGCCGGTGCAGTCGAGGTTGCATTTGACACCCTGGACAATGTCACATCCAGGGATTTCGACAAGATGATGGCGACACTCAAGGACTTGTCCATCGAGTTTGGATCTGCTTTTTCTCCTTTGATTCGGGAACTCCTCCCGGACACACAAGCAGGACTCGCATCTGCAAAAGATTCGATCAAGGCATTCGGAGATTCAATTGCTTCGATCATCAAATTCGTTAAAGACTTTGCAGTCGAAATCGGTGTCCTGGTTGCAGGAATCGCAACCTATAAAGCCGGGCTAATTTTAGCGGATGTCGCATCCGTTGCATTCGGTGCAAACCTCATCGGGTTGAGTCGAGGAATGAAGGGTCTTAAAATTGCAATGGGAGCCCTCCTGATCGGAGACTTTACCAAAGCAATCGGAGGAGCGAGTGTTGCACTCAGAGCACTAGGGGCAGTCCTGGTTGCCAATCCCATCGGGATCCTGATCGCAGGGTTGACTGCGGTCGTCGCTCCGATTGTCCTCTTCAAGAAAGAGCTTGCCGACATGACGGAAGTCGCCAAAGAGGGAGCCAAGCAGATGAGGCAAAACCTCATCAAGGAAGTCGATGACCTGGCAGGGAAGGCGGAAGCAGGAGCAAAGAAAATCGCAGACCTGGACGCAGAACTTGCGAAACTCCAGGAGAAAAGAGATCTGCAAATCAACCCTCTGCCTCCGATCGAAGATGTCCGGGATTTCTTTGATCTCCTGAAAGAACAGATCCAACTCGACAAAGACCGGAAGCAAGCACTCGAGATCCAGATCAAACTCCAGGAGCAAAGAGTCGAGAAAGCTCAGGAGGATGTCGAACTTCAGAAGAAAATCAACGCAGAGTATTCAGACCAGGCAGACTCAGAAAAAGAATCTCTTCTTCGTTCAAAATATTTGAACCAGGAAGTCATCAAGCTCAATGCGGAGGAAGAGAAACTCAAGAAACTGATGATCGAGGAACTTGCGACTCGGGTCAAAATCGGAGACCAGGTTGAACTCTTGGTCGCAGAAAGAGAGAAGGAATGGCAAGTTCAAGAAGACATCAATAAGGCAATCGATGACACAAATCGAGCCCATCAACTTTCCTTGACTGAAGCCGGGAAGATCACCCTCGAGCAAGAGAAAATCAAGAAACTCGAGGAAGAGAAAAAGGAACTGATCGACAAGGCAAAAGACGCTCGAGTTCTCGAGGCAGGGGAAGCTCAGAAATTGGTCGGGCTCGAGAATCAAATCCTGGGAGCCAGGAAGAACATTGCAGACATCATCAAGAACCAGATGATCAAAGCACACCAGGACGAGATCACAGAGATCGACAACAAGAACAAGGAGATCGATAAACTTTTACAGAAAGAAAAGGAAAGGCTCGGGGTTGTCCAGGATGCAAAGGACGCAAAAGCCGAGGAAGTGCAAGCCCTCCGAGATGGTCTTGCGGAAGCAGAAAAAGAACTCGATAAGTTCAGGCAGTTTTTCAATCGAGATTTTAATGGTGCATTAAAGATCGACACAAAGGAATTAACGATAGAATTCAATAAGCTCAGACAAGCAGGGAAACTCCCGGAAAATGTCGAGACGATTCGGGATTATAAAGCACTTATCGAGGAGCAAGCAAAAATGGCACTCCAGACCAGGGACGACATCATCGCAAAGGGTCGGATCGCTTTTGATGAACACCAAAAACTAGTCGGGGAAGAGCTTGGTCTACTCGGAGCAAAGCAAACAATCGAGGCTCAACTTGCCAGGAACAAGCAAGCGATTATTGATAAAGAAGCAGAGATCGAAGAGACTAAAAAGAAAACTGCTCAAGAGCTAGTCTCTGCCACGGGTGAAATGGCGACTGCGATGGATACCATGAAGGACTTCAAGGTCACTCCTCCACAAATCCCGGGAACCTTGGTCGATGCAGTAAATTCTCAATCAACCTCCCTGGGTGAAATTAATCAGGGGGTTAAAGATTTTCTAAATAAAGACTTGAGCGTCGATGTGGATGATGTCTCCCAGGAGGCGACTCAACTTCAAATCCTTCGATCCCTCCAGGGCTTCTTCATCAATCAATGAAAACTTTTTACGACGCTCCACACCTCAATGATTTCATCGAGCCGATCCGGATCACCAAAGCACCCCGGAAAAGTTTCCCCATCCGTCAGGATCTGTCTGCGATCGAGTACAAGATCTCCTTCGTTCAGAAGGCAGAATTCTTTCGACCTTCTCCTCTTGGTTTAATCTTTCCGGACGATCCTCGAGCCCGGATGATCAATGAGTCCGATCCCTCGAGCACCGATCACGGACTTGTCGAATTCTCCAGGACTTACATGACCACACCTTCAACCAGGTATGAGTTCGAGCCTGGATCCTACACATTCCCGGAATTCCGAAACACATCTGACGAAATTTATCGAGAGAGCTTTGCGATCCAGGTCGTTTTTCGGGTCAAATATTCGTACATTTATTCCGAGAACCCCGGGGAAGATTTTACCCTCCTGGATAAGTTCTCAAGCATCGATTCCAATGGTTCTCGGGTTGGTTATATTTCACCCAGGACGACTCCGGATTCTGCAAGCTATCTCACAATGATTCGATCTGGATCTTATATCCAGGCAGAGCAAACCCTGGTCGAAAGATATAAAGGGAATCTTTGGCAAATCCGAGACCTCGAAGTTCGGGCAAAGTAATGGCAAAGATCAATCGAGTGGTAAAAGGGGAGAGACCGACTCTCCTGGAAGCATCCAAAGCAAATGAATTGATCGACCAGATCAATGCGTTGCAAAATGTAACAATTCAACCAGGGGATCAGGACATTGTCTATGTCACAAATCAGGGGGTTGATATTTACTACAAAGGAACACCAGGAACCACTCAACCTCCGGATCCTGGACTGCAAGGGAGCGGAGTCTTTGAGATCCTCCAGGTTTTAAATTTTAACGGACTTGAGTCTCAAATTGTTCAGGTCGAGGACGGAATTGTGACCGAGGTCGAAACAGGGAATGTTGCCCTCGGCACAAACTTTTCCCTGCAACTCCTAGATCCGACAAACCCCGAGCGGATCATCGAAGTCCTGATCACTAACGGACTTGTCTCGTCAGTCACAACGAAAAGCTCAGAATATAAATGGACAAATGTTTCAGTCTGCGTGGATGGGGTTAATACGACCAGAAGATTCCTCACTCAATC